AAAGAAAAAGAGATTTGCAAAATTTTTGAAAGCTGAAAAGCTGAAAAAGTTAGAGTATGTAAAAGAGTATTATGGTTATAGTAATGAAAAAGCAAAAACCGCTCTCAGCATATTGACTAAAGAACAAATTGAAACTATAAAAAAATCCTTGCAAAAGGGTGGGAGAAAAAAATGACAATAGACACATTAAAGTGGTCGCCAGAAAATATGCTAGAGGTAACAATCAAGCAACCTGACGACTTTTTAAAAGTAAGAGAGACATTAACGAGAATAGGTGTTGCAAGTCGTAAAGACAAAACTCTATTCCAGTCTTGCCATATTTTACATAAACAAGGTAAATACTTTATTGTACACTTCAAAGAGTTATTTGCTTTAGATGGTAAGAAAGCGACACTAGTAGCTAACGATATTCAAAGAAGAAACACAATCGCTGTATTATTAGCAGATTGGAATTTGATATCTATTGTGAATAAAGAGGCAGCTGAAGACAAAGCACCTTTAAGTCAGATAAAAGTATTACCTTTTAAAGAAAAGAAAGAATGGAATTTAAGTGCTAAATATAACATTGGTAAGAAACTAGACGACAAAAAGGAATCTTCAGAAGAGGTCTCGGATGCAAGTAAGCCAGTTTAAAGATTTTATCGCAGAAAAAGTTGAACGAGAGAATAAACCTATACAGGTTGCTATCGTAACTAAAACTAATCCTAACTTAAAGAAAAGAAAAGTTGGTGGTAAGGAAGACAAAGAACTTACCGTAGAGTTAATCAATGATTGTTGCGAAGAACTTAATATCAAGTGTATAGTAATTGAAACTAGAAACGCTATAATTACAGGTAAAGACGAAGAGAAGAATACTTTAACCGTTTTTAACTATGATGGTAAAGATACTGAACATACATTTATAGGTAAAGATACTATATGTGTAACTAGAGCAGGTGCTGTTGAAGACGAAGCAGGTCTCTCTATTATATCTGCCTTTCAAAACTCTGGCTCATTTATGATTAATACAAGAAACGCAATGTTAACTTGTAATAATAAATTAACTTCTGCTTTACTATTTGAAAAGTTTGCTATACCTACACCTAGAACTGCTTTCGTATCTAACGAAAAAAATATTGATGACGCATTAAAACTTATAGGTAATAAGTTTCCTGTTGTAATGAAAACACTTACAGGTACGCAAGGTATTGGTGTTGTAAAAGTTGATAGTTACGAATCTCTAGTATCTACTATTCAGGCAATGTGGAAACTAGGTGCTGAATTGTTGATACAAGAATATATGGGAGTTAACTTTGATGTTAGAACTTTCGTAGTAGATAATAAAATATTTGCAAGTACAAAAAGAATACAATCATCATTTGACTTTAGAACAAATACTCATAGAGGTGCAAAAGCAGTACCTTATAAACTAAATGATGAAGAGGTAGAAATAATTTTAAGAGCAAGTCGAGCAAGTAAAGCATATCTTTGTGGTGTAGACCATATCATTTATAATGGTAAAATTTACATATTAGAAGTAAATGGATCACCAGGTACGGGTGCAGATTACGAAGGTTATCTATATAAAGATTTACAAGGTCCTACTCCTGGTGGTGCAATATCAGGTAAACAATTAGTTAAAAACTTTGTTAAGTATACAATAGATAGAACTAATTGGGATAGACAATCAATAGTCGAAGTAGGTTGGTTAGAAACAATCGAACTAGATAAGATAGGAAAGATTAGAGCAAAACTAGATACAGGTAATGGTGCTCTTGCTTGTAGTATGCACGCCGAAGATATTAAAATCGAAGGTAAAACGGTTTCTTGGAAGTATAATGGTAAAAAATACTCAGCACCTAAAGCAGGTGAGAGTAGAGTCTTTAGAGCAAACGCAAGTGGAGACGAACCATCAGAAACTAGAGTAACGGTAAAACTAGATATGTCATTTAATGGTTTTACCTATAAAGACATAGAATTTGGACTTGACCAAAGACCTAGGTCAGGTTCGGATGTCCTACTTAATAGAGAAGTAATCAGAATGTTCAATGCGTCTGTTAATCCTAATAGAACATTTGTATTATCAAAAAGATTACCGCCTATTGACAAAGACTAATAACTATAATATAATGGAGACATAATGAGTAAAAACATAAAGATAGTAAGACTAATAACTGGTGAAGATTTGATTGGTGAAGTTGCAGTATCAGAAGATATTGTTGAAATTAAAAAACCATTTATCATCTATCCAACTCAACAACCAAGACCTGGTGAAGCAATTAAGTTTGGTATGTTTACTTTTATTCCGTATGCAGAAACAGATTCGGTTAAAATTGAACAATCAAAAACTCTTTTAATTGTAGAACCTAAACAGGACTTGTTGGCGAGTTACAATCAAAGTGTTAGCAAAATAATTCAAAAAACAGGACCTCAATTAATAACATAATGAGTAGTGAGAGTAATAACAATACTCTTACTATCAAGTTTGTTCGTAAAGACGGTTCTATCCAAGAAGTAAGAGTACCTGAAGGTATGACTTTGATGGAGGCAGCTCGTAAGTTTGCTGAACCATCAATTGATGAAATACCTGCCGATTGTGGTGGGTGTTGTGCGTGTGGAACTTGCCACATTAATATCCGAGAAGATATTGACAAAGTGGGAAGAGTAGAGTATAATAGTTTAGAAAATGAGTTGATAGAATATCAACCTGAATATGACCGTATGTATTCTAGGTTGGCGTGTCAGATACAACTAGAAAAGAAACACGATAATATGAAAGTTTATTTGAGAGATTATAATAATGTTTAATTTTTATAAAGATGTAATTGAATATAAAGGTAAACTTCTTGTTAGAGGTGTACACGAAGGTAAAGAATTTAAAGAGAAGGTAGATTTTAATCCTACTTTATATGCAATCACACAAAATAAAACTAATCATAAAACACTACAAGGTCAATATTTAAAACCTATAACATTTGATAATATATACAAGTGCCGAGACTTCAAAAGAAATTATACTAATTCTTCTGCTCCCTTATATGGAAACGATAGATTTCATTTCCAGTATATCGCAAAGAACTACCCAAGTGATATCCAGTTTGATAAAAATTTAATTAAGATATTCACATTAGATATAGAGGTAACCGCTGAAAAAGGTTTCCCTGATGTTGAAAATCCTATTGAAGAGATTTTATGTCTTACTATCAAAAATCAATCAAATAAAAACATTATCACTTGGGGAACTAAACCATTTATTACAAAGAGAGCTGATGTAACTTATATTGAGTGTCAATCTGAAAAACAATTATTAATGGAGTTTTTCAAGTTTTGGACTAAAAATTATCCTGATATTATTACAGGTTGGAATACTAAATTCTTTGACTTACCTTATTTATGTAACAGAATCAAACATCTTGTTGGCGACAAAGTGATTAATAAACTATCACCTTGGGGTCTAATAGAACAAGAACAAATTACGGTAAGAGGTCGTGCCCAAACTGCTTATGATATAAAAGGTATTACAATGTTAGATTACCTTGACTTATATAAAAAGTTTATTTCTATACGACAAGAAAGTTACAAACTTGATTACATTGCAAAAGTAGAACTAGGTGGTGATGGTAAAGATACTAACCCATACGATACATTTAGAGAGTGGTATACTAACGACTTTCAAAGTTTCGTAGATTACAATATTAAAGATGTTGAGATTGTTGACCAGTTAGAAGATAAATTAAAACTAATTGAATTAATCTTAACTATGGCATACGAAGCCAAAGTAAACTACCAAGATGTATTTTCAGAAGTTAGATTTTGGGATACACTAATCTATAACTTCTTACTTAAAAAGAATATACATTTACCTCCTAGAGGAGACAATGTAAAAGAAGAAAAATATACTGGTGCTTATGTTAAAACACCACAAGTTGGTGAACATAAGTGGATAGTTTCATTTGATATTAACTCTCTATATCCTCATTTGATTATGCAATATAATATATCGCCTGAAAAGATGATAGGTGTAAAACCTCAAGGTATTAGTGTTAATCATTTGTTAAAACAAAAGACGCCTTTAGACTATCTGGAAACGGAGGGGTGTACAATTACACCTAATGGTGCTATGTTCAAAACAGATAGTCAAGGCTTCTTACCTAAACTTATGGAAAAGATGTATAATGACCGAGTGCATTTTAAAAAGTTAGAGTTTGAAGCGAAGAAAGAATATCAAAAAACAAAAGACCCAATTTATAAAAAAGAAATTAGTAGATGTCATAATATACAATGGGCGAAGAAAATATCATTGAATAGTGCCTATGGTGCAATCGGCAATCAGTATTTTAGATTTTATAATGTACACCAAGCAACAGCGATTACAACTTCTGGTCAGTTTGTTATTCAGTATATTGAACAACAAGTAAACAAATATATGAACCAGATATTACAAACAAAAGATAAGGTAGATTATATTGTTGCGAGTGATACTGATAGTATCTATTTGTGTTTAGATAAACTTGTTGAAAAGGTTTGTAAAGATAAAACTAAAGAACAAACAATTAACTTTATTGACAAAGTTACAAAACAAAAAATAGAACCATTTATTGATAAGTGTTTTAATGATATTGCAAAATACACAAACGCATTTCAACAAAAGATGGTTATGAAACGAGAGTGTATCGCAGATAAAGGTATCTGGACTGCCAAGAAAAGATATATGTTAAATGTATTAGACGAAGAAGGTATTAGATTTGATGAACCTAAACTAAAAGTTATGGGTATCGAAGCAGTAAAATCTTCAACACCTGAAGTTTGTAGAGTTGCAATTAAAAAGGCAATCAAAATTATTATGAACGATAACGAAGATACATTACATAATTTTATTGCAGAATTTAGAAAAGAGTTTGGTAAATCTGAACCTGAAAGTATTGCGTTTCCTAGAAGTTGTAATAATTTGAGAAAGTATTTTAGTCCTAGCGACATTTTTATCAAAGGTACACCGATACACATTAAAGGTGCCCTTATATATAATTATCATTTAAAAAATAAAGATTTAGACTTCAAGTATCCGTTGATACAAGAAGGCGATAAGATTAAATTTATATTATTAAAAGAACCTAATCCGTTCAAGTTTAATGTTTGTAGTTACATTTCATCACTACCTAAAGAATTTAGTCTTAAAGAATATGTTAATTATGACTTGCAGTTTGAGAAGACTTTCCTTGACCCAATGAGATTTATTCTTGGTGCAATAGGTTGGACTGCTGAACCAAAGGCAAGTTTAGAAAGTTTTTTTGGTTAATATGACACAACTAGATATAATTATCGCTTGGTTTTTATTAATATTTGCATTTAGAATAGGTGCAAATTTAGCGTTGACTAGATTGTCATTTGTACAATTATTATTGATTTGTAGTGCAATAAAATTTTTAGAGGTTGCATATACGAGTTAGGAGTTTATGGATACATTGGATATTTTACAAAGAGTTATTGAGTTGGATCCCGAAGAAGTTGAAACGGATCCTGTAAGACCTCATCTATCTATTGACTTTAAAACATCAAAAGGTAGAGAAATTTTTATACTAAAGAACAGCGATATATCCAGAGGAGACGGTTCCTTTGTTGATGTAGTGCTAGCAGTATGTTGTGTAGCATATTGTACCGAAGTACCTAAAGATGAAGACGAACTAGATAAGTTTTCAGACCCTAATGGTAAGATTGCAGTTGCATATACCGTATGGTCAAATGGTTGGCGAAAAGGTGCAGGTAGAGATATAATATTTAAAATTAGAGACGAGTTTAAACTAGATAAATCAATTGAACGATTAATAACACTATCACCATTAACAGATATGGCAAAGAGGTTTCATTTAAAAAATGGTGCAGTATTATTAAATCATAATGAAACGAGTTATAATTTTGAGTATGAACTTCCCAAATAAAAAGTATCAAGTAATATACGCAGACCCTCCGTGGCATTTTCAAAACTGGAATAATGCTACTGCTCAAACTAATCCTAATCATCACTATAATACAATGGGTATGGAAGAGATTGCGAAGTTACCTGTAAAAGATATTGCAGATGATAATTGCGTGTTGTTTATGTGGTGTACAGACCCATTACTTCATAAACAAATACCAATTGTAGAACAATGGGGTTTTACATATAAGACGGTTGCATTTTATTGGATAAAGACTAATAAAGATAAAGTTAAAAATTATTATTTTAAAGGACCAGGTTTTTGGACTAGAGCAAATCCAGAGATATGTGTACTTGCAACAAAAGGTAAACCTAAAAGATTATCAGGTAATGTTGATAAATTAGTTGTTTCAGATAGAAGAGAACATAGTAGAAAGCCAGATATAATTCGTAAACACATTGTTGACTTATTAGGAGATTGTGATAGAATAGAACTATTTGCTAGACAAAAATTTGAAGGTTGGGATGCCTGGGGTAATGAAGTATGACAAGTGATTTTTTAAAACAATATGCAAACGAGAATAGATTGCCTATAATGGATACTATTCAGTTTGATAGATGGACAGAAGAGTTAGGTAAAGAAAAATTTAGAGAACTACTTGCTGAATATATTGAAAAATATAGACCTGTCTTCCTTAAAG